GAACGTTCGGGAAAGGCCCGAATGGTATGCCCGGAACGTTGGGGAACGGCCCGAAGGGGATTCCAGGAATGTTCGGGAACGGCCCGAAGGGGATTCCAGGAATGTTCGGGAACGGCCCGAAGGGGATTCCAGGAATGTTCGGCACAGGTCCAAACGGAATTGCCGACGGTATGTTCAGGCTCGGCACGAAGCTGATGACGCTCGGAATGTAGAATGACGGCACGATGGAGATAACAGAGGGTATCGTAATCTGCGGAATGCTGACGTCGATGCAGGGGAAAACGATCGGCGGAATCTGAGGCACGAGCGACGGCAGAGGCACGTTAGGCAGAACAATGACCGGCAATTCGGGCAGGTCGGGCAGGGGTATCTCGAAAGGTTGTGGGCCGGGCTGCATGTCCGGCTCTGTGACCACCTCACGCTCGATCGGCGTCTGGATGACCGTGCACTTCTCGTTCGACAGCGTCAGGATCGGGTCGATGATTGAGTTTGTTGCGTACGTGTGCGTCCCCGTCAGCGACGTGGTGGTGTACTCGCCGTCCCCGAAGTCAAGACGGTAGCTTGTGAATATGCCTGAGATTGTTATCGAGTACCTCGCAACGATGCCTGTGACGTTGTTGGAGGACTCTATGTAGAAGTCGAACACGACATCGGGGCAGGCGTAGTCGTCGAATATCACATCCAGAGACTGAAGGTTCCTGATCCGCCAGTCGAGGGTTTGCTGGTCTGTGTCGAAGTTGACGCCGATGAAAGTCTCTGTCTTCACTATTGCGTCAACCAACTGGTTGTGGTGCTCGGCTATGACAAATCCACGAACCTCCGATCCCGCTGGGTTCTTTCTCGTGCTGGTTCCGCCGAGGTTCCTAGAGCACCTTTTCAGCTTGTATACCTTGCCGCTGCCGTTCTTCTCGACGGCGTCGTAGTAGAAAAGCTCGCCCTCGATGTTCGCAAAACCGTTGTCGGCCCAGATTTCGGGCTGATTGGGCCCGACCGGCTCGATGAGTATCTCGTCGGCCCAGGCGTCGTTCTCTGCAGTCGTGACGGTTTCCGATGTGTTGTAGACCACGAACAGCGTGTAGTCGCTGTCGTAGTTCTTCGGGTAAACCGGGACTGGAGGGAAAAAGCTGGCCACTATGTGTTTCCTTGGTCTGTAAGCTATTTAGCCCGAAAATCAGAAAATGCCCATGTTCCACTGACTTCCGCTTGGCCTGCTTGTCACGCTCGAGAAGGTCGTGTCTGTCTCGTTGAACTTGATGAAAGCCTTGTTGCTGTAGTCGAATGACAGGTAGGCTATCTTGTCGCTGTCAGAAGTTGCCAGCAAGGTCTGGTTGAGGCTGTCGAAACCCGAGACGCTCGTGTCCTGAAGAGAGCGGAATGATGCGCTATTGACGCCTGGGCCGCCTGTGCCCCATACGCCCGTGTTCGGGTTGTATGCCGACACGCCGCCGGAGTTGTTGAAGAAGTAAACGCCGGCGCTGAGCGGCACCAATTGGCCCTCGGTGCGGGCGGCGCCAGTCATGTCCGGAAGCTTCCTGATGTCGATGAACGGGTCGGATGTGTTGCCGCTGGTCTTGTAGAAGCTCTTGATTCGGAAGTATATGCCGACGCCCTCATTCCTAAGGAAGTAACCCGTGTTGTTGAGCCATGCCGAGCGGTAGACGCTCATGTTGCCCTGAAGGCTCTCGCCGTAGACCGTTCTAGTAATTGGGTCTGGGGTGATGTGGGCTGGGTTTGTGTCGTACTCTACCTCGTTGTTGAGGAGCTCCTCTGCGCCGTTCTTGTAGTTTGTCGTCGCTATGGTCGGGGACGCCACGGAGAATGTCGAGAGAGAGATCGTGCTCTTCGTCTGGTTGGTTGGCGAGGTCATGGGCGCCGGAGTCGTGGTGATGCCTCCGAAGAATATCCAAATCGTCCTGTCGCTTGCAAATGTGACCCAGTTCCAAGGCCTCACTATCGACGGGAACCCGCTGGAGTACACCCTCGTGAAGCCGTTGAACTGCGACGACCTAACTGTTTCGGCGAGCGGCGAACTGCCCGCTGGCCTGCCACTCGCCCACCACAGCACGCAGTTCCCGCCGCTGCCGGATGGGGTGGCCCCGAGCGGGCAGAAGCCGGTGTTCCTGTGGAATTCACGCTGTTGCTGCTCATCGTTGGGGACTGGGTTGGCTAGGCTGTCCACAAGGAAGCTCTGGTCGACGTTCAGGGACAGCGGCGACGTCGCCGACTTGAACACTTCGCTAAGCAGGCCGAATTCGCTGACGGAGGCCGTCCTGCCTGTCGATGGCGTCGGGCTGCTGTACAGCCACAGCCATAGGTTGTACTTCTCGACGATGTCGAATGCGTCCTCGTAAGTGGTGATGCGATAGGATCCATAGAGAGTGTCGCACCTGAGCACCATGTCGTAGAGTCCGCCGACGCTGAACACAGATCGTGTGGTTGATGCGTTGCTGTGTGGCACGTCATCGCCGAGAGACCAGGTGTAAGTCTCGATCGGGTCGATTGGGTTTCCCTCGTCGTCGAGCTGCTCGCCAGCGTAGCTGTAGCCTGGGTTGGAGGGGTTCTCTCCCGGCGGTATGGATAGGTCTATGACCGAATTGATCGGCGACCTGATGACTGGCGTCGTGGTGTAAGGTCCGTTCGGCGGCACCCCTGGCACTGTGATCTCCTGTCCGGCCTTGGCTAGGAAGTCCACGACGGCCTCCTCCGGCGCTGGGAATCGGGCCGAAATGAGGTTGTTCAGTATCAGCGTATCCTCGCCGAAGTTGTTGATGATGCGCAGCTTGACGGTGTAGACGCCTGGGTTGTTGTAGGTCTTCTCTATGGTGTCGCCGCTGCCAACCTCGATGACCGAGACGTTCGACATGTTTGACGGTACAACCAGAGATATGTTGATGTCGGATATGAGGCTTATGTTGGACGTGTTGTCGCCAAAATCCCATATCCTCGTGACGCTCACGTCCGTGCCGTCAGTGCCAAGCCTGAAGCTTTGGTCGGTGAAAGTAACGTTCATCGGCGCAAGTCCGACCGTCTTGTCAACCTTGAACCACGACTTGGGCTGCAGCACTATGGACCTGAGGTAGTTGATCCTCTGCTCCATCGTGCCCTCGAGCGGCCTCGTGCCGACCTGACCCTTCTTACCGGCGAACTGCTGGATCGCAATGACTGCGTCCTTAATGTTGTTGTGGTGCACCGACATCACGTTCTGGGTGACGTTGGTGATGAGCTTGGGCTTTGCGATGTCCGTGAATCCGCTCAGCAACTGCAGCCCGAAGAAGCCCGCTGCCGTCCTTGAGGTGTAGGAAAAGCTGATCGCCCTCTCCTCGGGGTCGCTGCACTGCTCCGTAAGGGTGATTATGCCCGTCGGGCTGAAGCGGCGCATGATCTCCTCGTCGCCGACGATGGCTATCGAGGTGTCTCCGGGCGTGTAGTCCTCCGCCAGCCTCACACGGAGGCCGTCGGCCACCGCATAAAGGTTCAGGTCTGTGTCTATTGATTCTGGGAAGTTGCTTGCGCTGGCCATTTATGTCACCACGATACGGTCTGTGAGGAATGCCCTCTGGAGCTGCTGGTTCTCGAAGAGCACGAGGAGGGAGGGCTGGTATGCGTCCGGCTTGTCGTAGACGAACGAGGTGAAGTGGACGTTCGGGTCGTATACGGCAAGGGTGTTGTTCTCGAGCCTCTCGCCCTCGTGCGTGCCGTCGCCGTCGAATATCCAGTACCTCTGGGAGATGTTGCCGTCTGTCTGGTCCATGAAGAAGAACTCGGTGGCGAGAGAAGGGTCGCCGAGTGAAGTCGCAGTCTGGAGCGACATGCCCGTCGTGACCCCGTTGATGTAAGGCTGAACATAGAAGAACGGCTGGATGTTGTTCTGGCTTATGTTGATGTATCCGTTCTTCTCGGCTATTCCCTGTGCGCCAAGTGCCGTGATGATGTTGAGCTTCACCGTGTAGGATCCCTCGTTCTGGTATACGTGAAGCGGGGACTTCTCTACGGATGTCGTGCCGTCGCCAAAGTCCCAGAGGAATCGAACGAGCGGGCCCGTGCTGAAGTTCTGGAACCTGATGGCTGTGCCTGGCACGGCTCTAGTCGGATACGCCCTGAATATGGCCCTTGGCGCAAGGAAGCGTGTCTCCTGCGCCTTCAGGATGCCGTTCAGGGAGACCGGAGTTGGAAGTTCTCTGACGCCGAGGTTGGTCTCGATGTTGATGACCGCATCCTTGATCGAGTTGTGGTGCTCGGCGAACACCGAGAGGGTCACATGGCTGCCCATCGGCCACGGGTTCTGCCTCGACCCAGCGAAGCCCCTGGTCAGGTTCCTGAACACGCCGGCGGACTTCGATGCGTAGTAGACCATCTCCGATGCGCCCGGGCTCCCCGGCGGCGGGCCTATCCTGAGTATCCCGCTAGAGGGGAAGTCGTCGTTGCCATCAACGATCACGCTCTTGCCGTTGTAGGTGAGAGACTGCGTCAGCCGAGCCTCGACGTTGTTCTTCGCCTCGTACAGTTGAGACCGTGAGTCCAGCGCCTCGGGGAAGAGGGATAGCTGACCTGTCGTGTATCCGGTGTCGTACGAGGTAACCTTTGCCATCACTTCTCCTTGCTGGCTTGTCCTTCAAGCTTCTTCGCCGCCTCACGCAGTTGCTGCAGCATCTGCTCCTGCTTGATGTTCAGGTTCTGCAGGGTGTGCTTCTTGATCGGCAGGTCGTTCGGCAGGGCCACGATCGTCTCGATCAGTTCGCTGTCGATCGTGTTCTGAGTCAGCATCTTGATGTTCGCCTTCTGGGTGAGCTTCTCGTTCCAGTACTGGCTCTGCGCCTCGATGTCGTCGAAAGGCCGGAGTGGCTCGACCTTCTCCAGGTTCTTGAAGGTCTCCACGAAGAAAAGGCACTCGTCGTTGAGCCACCTCTCCTTGTCGTCCAGGTCCTCAAGGTTCCTGATGAGGGCCTTCTTCTGCCTTTCGGTTTGCCTGATCCTGATCTCCAGCTCACGCCTGTCCAATTCCGGCTGGTTCTCGTTGCCGTAAGCCGCCGTGAGTTTAAGCATTGATATATCTATCAAGGCAATTTTATCTTTTACCTCGTCCCTCTCCAGCTCAATGGCGTCCAAGGACTCCCGCCGCTGCTTCAGCTCACGCAGGCACTGCCACATCTTGGACTGCACGGTTGGCTCCTTCCCGATCAGGAAGTACTTGAGCTGGAAGAAGCTGTGCCTCTGCACGACCTCGTGCTTCAGGAGCTCGGTCGTCTCCGCCTTCAGGTCTCTGGACATTTTGGTACTCCGTGTTGGTTGCCAGTCGTATTAGAGTGGAGACTCTGTCAGCTTGGCTTTGCGGTGTTTTCGGATTTTCAGCAATAGGGCTCAACAGATCTTTGCGCCGACGATGGCCTTCAGCCTGCAGCCGTGGTTGATCGCCTCGTGCGCCCATATTGCCTTGCTGAGGCCTAGATCGCTGTCCTCCGGCATGTCTCCTACAAGCAGGAATGTGTCCCTGTGGACAAGCATCCCGTTCATCGTCCCGTCGACGAAGTTTGCGATGTTGTTTGCAACCGGAAATAGTATATCTTTTTTGCTTTGTATAAAAAAACTTATCTTTTCGTGCATTTTTAGCCGAGCAAGTGACCCGCTGAACACGACGAAAGCCCACTCCCTCGGGGCCTTGCGGAATCCCTCGTTGATGAGGGAAGTGACTGTGGATCCACCCTGCGAGACCTCGCACCTAGACTCCATAACTTGAATTGTCTCGGCGTCTGTGCCGCTCGGCACGACGCAGATAGCCGGCACGCCAGGGTGCTGCTGCTGTATGGAATCAATGGTGTTTTTGAACAGGCCTATCGAGCTGTCGATGCACACGACCACGAAGCAGTAGTCGATGTCCTTTTGCTGGTAGATTTGCATGGAACCCTCCAGTTCACAGGAGGGTTCCGGGCTAAATTTACCACGAGACAGCCACGTCGAAGTCCACACGGATGATGTCGCTTGCCGATATGGCGTTGTCCAGCGTGAACTCGCCAGTCGTGTGGCTCGGGGTGAACTTGTTCAGCGAGTAGGCAGTGTGCGTGCTGTTGGGAACATACACGCTGTCAACGCTTGAGAGCCTGACGCCGTTGATGTAGACCCTGAGCGAGCCCTCGATGAAGGGAGTCGAGACGCTGTTCACGTCGAAGTTGAGGTAGTTTGCCGTCGGCGGCTCGATGTCGTAGTAGTGCCTGTGTGCGAAGCTTGAGGACAGCTTGAGGTCAGCCCTGATGTTGTTCGATCCGGCGTAGTTCCACTCTATGGTCGTCGAGTCAACGAGGTTGAGCTGCGGCATGCCCGTGACGCCGAAACTGTAGGTGAGCGAGGGCGTGACGACGTCGATGGCGAGGTTTGTCGCCTCGTCCGCTATCAGGGCCAGCTTGTCACGCTCGGCCTCGAGCATACGGACGAATGGGACTGGGTTCGATATCGACGGATATCCTGCGCCGCCGCTGCCTATTCCCAACTGCTGGTAGACGAGAAGCTCAGCGCCGGACACCGTCTTGCTGCCGTCGCTGTGCTCGGCGATGTTGTGCAGCGCCTCGTCGATCGCCGACGCCCTGAGGTCGCCGTCTGCGTCGATGCTCTGGTTCAGCCTGTTCGCAAGCGTTCCCTGCGTGCCCGCCGTGTCCTGCAGAATGGAGTTCATCTTGTCCACGGCGTTATTGATCAGCTCGTCCCTTGCAGCGAGCGTGTTCAGCGGCAGGTTGTCGTACTCGTAGTGGTACGGCTGTCCTGCGGCGTAGTTGGGGACTGGCAGCGAGTTTAGGTCAGGCATCTTTCTCCTTTTGCCTTATATATCTCAAAATCAGATGAAGCTGAGCCGCCAGTTCCAAGTGATCTGCATATCCGAAGTCTTTGTCAGGTTCGGGAATGTGACCATGCTGTACAGGTCGCCTGTTGCGAGCTGCAGGGCCATCTCGCTCAACTGGTAGCCGTTTGCGTCATCTACCGTAAGTATCGAGGTGAAGACGCACTGCGACTGGATGGACGGGTCCACGACCGCTATGACCGGCTTGCTGGCGACAGGAGTGCCGCAGAACAGGCCGTTGCGGCTGGCGTCAACCCTCTTCGTGTTGTTCGAGCCGTCGGTTCCGGCGTCCCCGAATATCATCCTGTTGATATACAGCGAGTATGTCCCGGTGATGGTGTTGCTCACCGCTGCTGCGAGGGCGTTGCGACCCTTGTTCAGGATGGTGTTTGGAAACTCGATAGTCTCCCTGCGTCCGCAGACGTAGTCGATGACCATCTGGACATCGCCCCTTGCCTTCAAAGTGCTCAACTCGTTCATCGGATTTCTCCTTTTTCTTTGAACCCGTTTCTGTACTCGATGTTGTATGAGACGCTCTCGCTGTGGCGCATCAGATCGTGGAACTGGTCCTCGGGCAGGCCCAGCGACTCAAGGACTGTCCCGTTCGAGTCCGTTCCTGTGATTACCGGCCTGCCTGACCTGTCAAGAGTCCTGAACTCGTGTGTCTCGAGATCGCCCTGCTGCCCCATGATTGTCGCCCCCTGCTGAACGTACTTGTACACGTCAATGGTCACGTTGGTTCCGCCGTTGGCGAGCGTCTTCCAGTACGTGTCGTTGCCGGATATTACCATAGTGGTGTCGCCCGAATCGTCGCCGTCTATCGAAGTGATCCAGTAGTACTCGCCGCCGTTCACCTGGATGATGAAATTCTCCATGAATACGTAGTTCGTCTGGTCTGGGTTTACCTCCAGCGGGGTCGGGAACAGCGTAGATGCGTTCTCGCCGTTCTGTATGTTCAGGCTCTGCTCGAGGTCTGATCCGGCGACCTTGAGGTTCAGGCCTCGGTGCGACAGGTACCCCAACTGGTTGTCCACCAGCCTGCGGTTCACGACGAGGTTTGCGCCTGCCACGTCTCCGCCGATGTAGCTGCCGATGTAGAACTTGTCGGTCGTTCCGTTCACGAACTCGATGACGGGGTAGTCCGTTCCGGACACCCGGTGGTAGTGGTTCTCGGTAGATATGATGTTGCTGATCGGCCACATCTCGTAGTTTGTGACGGACACCTTGGCTCTCGGGGTTATCGACAGCGTCCCGTTCGAGCCGCTGGTCACCAAGGTTGCGCCGTTGTATATGGAGTAGCTGACCCCCGTGACGGTGTAGGTGTCGACCGTCGGTGGCATTGGGAGCAGGCTGTCGTGCTCGATTATGAGGTTGCCGTATGGGTCAACGTCAAGGATGTTGAACTTGGTGACCCCGTAAGCAGGTATCTCCACCTCGAATACGGCCGAGAACTCCTGACTCGGGTGGTCCGAGTCGAACTGCGTCTGGACGCCGATTGCGCCGAAGTCCTTGCTGTCGTCTGATAGCAGGATGTAGTTGTCTTGCTCGATGTCGCAGAGTGAGCCTGGCGGGTCGATGTAGTCAGGGAAGAAGTTGTCAATCACGGGCTGGAATATGCGGAAGCCCATGGCGCAGGCGGCGAGCAGGCCGTCCCCCTCGAACACGCTGTTGCATTCGCTGATTGGCTCCGTCGGCGCCGTGTCGAACACGACGGCGTGGCCGGATGCATTCAGTATCTGGTAGCTTCCTGCGTAGCTGCCAGTCAGAATTTCCAGCACCGTGGATGAGTCGCTCCTCACGCCGATGCCCTCCAGCGGCTGGGCAGGGCAGTACAGCACGATCTCGGAGTTGTAGGCTATGGCCGCTTGGCCGGATAGAACTAGGGAGCCGGAGCTGGCGAGCTGATTACGCAGGAGGCATTCCGTGTTGCCCAAATCGTTCAGGTTGCTCAGCTTCATGGCTCGGTTGAAGTACATCTGTGCGTCGCCAGCCAGAGCGAACTGACTCACGAAATAGGTCATGTACGCAGTAATGTCCTCCAGCGGCGACGGTATGAACTCGGTGAAGCCGCCGTAGATGTTGGCTGTGTGAAGGACAGCATGTGCGGGAGAGTTCTCCTCGACGACCTCGTATAGCTCGCTGATGCGGTCGTCGCTGATGTCGTATATCTCTACATCTATGTTGTAGCTGCTGCTGATACAAGCAAAGCATGGGTCGATGAACTCACGGCCTATGTCGCATGGGTTCCTGGAGTCCCTGATGCTGCCGTTGTACTCGTCCATGTTGTATATGTTTTCGGAGTACGGGAACTCGGTCCTTATCTTCCCGAAGATGATCAGGTCGTGGAACGGGTTGCGGTTCGGCACGATCAGGCTGAACAGGGAGTCGTTGTCCTGTATGCAGCGGACGTTCCAGTTCTTGAGCGGGAACACTTGCGCAAGGTCGTCACGTGTGTCAAGCAGCGGCAGCAGCCTGATGTAGTCCTCCAGCATCTGCTCCGTCATGTCCGGCACATTCTCGAACTGGTACAAAACCCTTATCCTGTCACCATCGGCAAGCGGCGTCGGGTCAACCCATGTCATGGTCGTAACGCCGCTGCTCGTTGCGAAGCCGACGCTTGCCGAAGTGAGCTGTGTCCATTCCGGCAGGAACCAGTTGCCCGAGTCTCCAGAAGTCCTGCCGATCATGTAAACCGGAATGCTGAAGTTGTTTGCGTCTATGACCTTCACGACATGCCTGCCGTCCACGGAGGGCACGGAGTTAGACCCGTTGATGTAGATCACGTCTCCAGTGGACAGCCCGTGGGATGCGCTCGTGATGCGGCACGGGTTGGTGTCGCTGATGGCGGTGATTTCGTTGGCGTAGCGGATGTACAGGTCGAAGTTGTTTACGTCCACGGGGAGAATCATCTCTCTTGACAGCTCGAAGCTGTTGCTCCCCGTGTACTCGAAAACCTCTTGAAAGGTGTACTTCGACACGACCTGCCAAAGCTGGTTGAGTCCCGTCAGCTTCATGCCCGCAAGGCTCATGGCAGCCTCCATGTTCCCACGGGTGCCCTTGCGCTTGAAGGAGTCCACGGCACGGACTATCTGCCCACGCCACCTTGCGGGGTCGTTGCTTTTCAGCTTAAGGTTGAAGTAGTTGGCGAGGTATGGGAGCAGAGGCTCCGACAGCACGTTCGGGTTCTGGAGATCGACAAGCTGGTTTGCCAGGTCCTCGAGAGTTGTGAAGCCTAGGGCCACGGACTGGTTGAACCTGTCGATGACGTTCGGAGTCACGTCCCGTGGTGCGATGTACTCCTTGAACATCTCGGGAGTATAGCGTGTCAGCAGGGTTATGTATTTCTCGGGTTTGGTGAAGTGGCTCGGCACGACCGTGGTGACGGCGGTGTTGCCCATCAGCTTGAACTTGTAGTGCGAGCTTATAGAGTCGCCACCAGCCGTAGGCGTCCATGTCCAGCATATGAAGAAGTCGCCCTCACGGACGTTTCTGGGCTCCCAGTAGTACTCGAAGAGACCTATCGTGGTCTTGCCGTCTTTGACGACGAGGTCAAGGAAGTTGTTGCTGTTCTCCTCTGGTGTGTACCAGATTGCCTTCGTACCGGCTATGCCGGCGCTGAGGTTGACAGGGATGGAGAAGGTGTTTCCCGAAAGAACCGTCACCTTGTGCAGGCCATCGATGCCGGGCGAGGAGTTGCTGCAATAGATGTACACGTCGTCGCCGTTGCTCAGGCCGTGGCTTGCGGCGCAGGTGATCACCGTGGGGTTGGCCTTGGATATTCCTGTGATGGAGCTTCCTGTCAGCCACGCCGGGAAGTCGGCTGTCCCGACGATATTCACGGGCGAAGCCTTGTCGAAGAAGACTTCATCAACACTGGCGTTGCTGTTTGCCTGCGATCTAAGAACTGCGGCGTGGTTTTTCACGTAGTCGTAGGCATACCAGTAACCATAGCTGCCGGACGAGCAGCCGCTTAGGTTTGCTGGTACACTGAAGCTGTTAACGTCTACAGCCGTGACTGTGTATTCTCCGTCAATGGTGGGCGAGGAGTTGGTGTTCAGCAAAAAAATCTTGTCGCCAGTGGACAGGCCGTGGTTTGGGCTGGTTATGACGGATGGGTTTGCGGCTGAAATGCCGGAGACCTTGTTGCCTGGACCGAGCCTTGAGTTGACTATCGTTGCCGGGGTGATTTCACCGCAGAGTATCGCCTCCGCAGCGTCGGCGGCTCTTGCAGAGCTGGTTTCCGGCGTCCTTTCGCTGTATATGCTTTGGTTGCCTGAAGAGAAGTCACGCTCTATGAAGTAGATCGTGACGTTGTTGACCTTGTACGGCATCGAACCGAAGCAGCCGTTGCTGTCCGGCGTCTGCAGCGGGAACACGACTGTGTCGGTGATCGATGGGTTCTGGTTGAATGGAACTTCAGCCACTATGTCTCCTTATGCGTAGGTGAAGTTCACTGTTATCGTGTCGGGTCTTATGATCTCGTAGAACTTTGTGGTCACCAATGAGCCGCCGTTGTTCGGGTCATTGGTTATGAAGGTGATGTCGATCGAGGTGAACTCCCTCATGTCGCTCAGAGTCTGGGTGATGTCGATCTCCTTGAGGCTCTCGCCGTACTCCCAGTTGCTGATTGCGAAGAAGGCTTCGATGCGGCGTTGCACCTTCACCCTCAGCTCCTCCTCGAACTTGCGGTAGAGCCTGTCGGCGGTTATGTCTATGCTTATGTCGACGAAAACGATCTGGCCGTCCCTGATGCACACGTAGTCCGTGAACATCTTGACCGTGTTCAGGTATCTGTCCAGTGCGTTCTGCAGGTCGGCGCCCGCCTCTTTCAAGCCACTCACGCCATCTCTGGCGAGAATGTATAGGTCGATTATATTTCCTGCGCACCCGTAGTTTCTGAGGACGGCAGTTGATTTGCCTATCTGGCCCTGGTAGGGCGTGACAAACTGGTCGGTCAGAGTTTTGTAGTCGAGAGCCGTCACCGCTCTGTTCTGGGCCCTCGTCCAAGCCGGAAGCTTCTGGCGTATGTCGGCAATCGTGTCGCCGTCGTAGCCGAACTCGCCACGGGTGTAGTTCCTGAAGGCGATAGGCACGGCGTATGGGACGTTTGTGACCCTCGTGACAGTCTGTGATTCAATCGACCCGCTGACTATGTTGCCGACCGTCCCTCCGCCTGTCCTGTAGACTACGCTTATGTTGCTTCCATTGGTCGGCACGAGACCTGCCGTGTTGTTGCCGAATATGACGAATGCTGTCCATGTGGAGTCGAACTCGAGCCTGAACTCCCTTCTGGGGTTGGAGTCGGTGAAGAAATCGACTTTTTCCCACTGCACTCCGTCAACGTAGACACGGACCGAGTCGTGAATTACGGGTATTGTGTCGAGTGTCACGACTTGTCCGGCCAATCCGGTTCCCCTGCTGTCTGAAGTGACAGTCCTGCCCTCCAGTCCAATGATGGATGAGTTGGTGATTGCGCCGGCTGGTATGATTATGTCCTCGTCGAGAACTGGCTCGTTGTCGGCGTTTGCCGGAAAAAGCTCATAAGTGATCGGCGCACCGTTCACGGCGAAGTTTATTCTGAATGGAGTTGGAATCACAGCGTCGGAAAGCAGAGGGTTGTTGAGAGATGCCGTGAACATGGCCCTTGCGCCGATTGGCGGGAGCGGCTGGTATCCGACTAGCTGGGCGAGTCGGAATGCGTTTTCGAGCTCAGTAACCGTGTCTATGAAAATCTCGTTGGCTATCTGATCCATCTTGAACGAGAGGGTGTCGGCGATGAAAGCCCAGTTCTCGATCAGCATGATGGCGATGCTGGACTCAACAAAGTCCGAGAAGTCGTTTGGGAATTTCTGCTTGATGAACTCAACCAGCCTCGACTTCATGCTGTAGAAGTCTTGGTTGGTGTAGTTGAGGTTGAAAATGTTGGGCGTCACAATCACGTCTGATTGTGTGTATGGGGTTATATCGAAAGGGCAGTTGTTGTTTGTTGCCATGTTTTTCCTGTTATGCTGCCAATGGGACGTTGAGCACCAGCTCCTGTATAACCTTGATGTTCTGTGGGTCACGGAACAAGATTCTTATAAATAATATATGTTCCTCTTGGCTAAGATCGTCATCTTCATTGAGAGACGATCGGTCAGGCTTCGTAGACACCTGCACATCTGTCACCGCTATCCTTGGCTCCCACCTCCTTATTGATGCGATAATCATGTTCCTTGCTTTTTGCGCAGTAATCGTATCATTCTGCTCGAAGAGAATCTCCTTCAAAGGCGTCCCGAACTCTGGCAGCATCACACGCTCGCCAGGGGTGGTGAGCAGCAGGCAAAGCATGTCGCTCTTGATCTGATCCACCCCGGATTGGGAATACCAGTATCCCAGCGGCGTCTTGACGGTCGGGTAAGGCAGCCCTAAAAAGTTAGCCATATCAACTCCTACTCGCTGGACTGGCTGCAGTTCTTGTTGAACGGCAGAAGGTCAAACATCGACACAGGCCTTGCGTCCGCCGAGGTGCTTGCGAAGACACGATCGCTCACCCTGACGCAACCCGAACAGAAGTCGTACACCAGAACCGCAGCAAACCTCGGGTCCTTGTCGCCCTCGCAGCTCTCCGCCTCGTAGTCTGCGTCCTCGCCGGCAAGAAGCAGAATCATCTCCTTGGCCAAGAAGAGGTGTATCTTGTCGGATATGTTTATGTACTGCTCCTTCGTGTAAACCACGTTGACCTTGGTGACAAACTCTATGAGATTGCTTGGGTTCTCCTCCTCATCGCCAACCACGGTGATGTGGTTGTCGTAGGTGTAGCAGACGTAATTTCCGCCCACCCTCAGGAACACGAGTCCGGGTCCGTCGGGCGCTTCCTGATACCTCTTGATGTGCGGGCCACGCTTCTCGTTGTCCTTCTGCGGGCAGAAAATCTGGATGTTCTGCTGCTGCGTCTCCTCTTGGCTCTGCTCGTCGTTGAAGGACATCTCCAAGCCGTAGCCTGACCTGATGCGTACGAAAGCCTTCTTTGCCTTCGGTACAGGCACACCGCCGTCCATCCGCTGCGGGCTGGCCTGCTCGTTGGTCTCGTCAACCATATCGATCGTGTGGTTGCTGGTGCTCTGGAGGTGGATGCCACGCTGCTCTCCGGCTATATTTCCTTCCTTGGTGTGGTCGTTGAGCTCGATCTTGTTTCCGGTTGCCGTGAGGATTTTGATGTAGTTGTTCTCGCTGCGTATTTTTTCCGGCTCTTCTACGTCGCTGATCTCGATCAGGTGTCCCGTCGCCGACTTCCAGTACGATC